GTTTTAAATACTTCAGGCTCATCTTCGTTGTTGTCAATTAGCTCTTGATTCCATCCTGTCCAAGACATTATATCTTCCCATTCAACTAGAATCATTTGGCCTTTCATTACTTTTTCTTCGTAACTTTCTTCTTAGCTACAGCACTTTTAACACCCATCTTAGATGGATTGTAACGTGGCTTAGTGGGTGACATGGTATTACCACGCTTGTCTTTGTAACCTGCGCCTACTGATGTTACAGTTTTACCTGCAGATTTAGCTTTTGATTTTGCGGTACGCATACCACGTTTAGGATAGTTAGGCATTTCCTGCTCCCTTCATTGCTACCATTAACGCTATTGCACCACCTACAGTAGCAACTGCTAATACAACTACAACTGCGGCAATGCCCAATTCTTTCAGTTTCTCTCTGCGATCAATCTCAGCATAGATTGCATCTTGTCGCATCTTACGAATCTTTTTTTCAGTCTCAATGAACTCACGCTGTCCACGTTCTCCCTGAGTCGCACCTAAGAACTGCATAAGCTCTGATCGCTGCTCTCTGGCTGTAACCTTGGCTGCATAGATCTCCATTGCTTCCTGCTCTATGCTTTTGCCACTCTTCGGTAGCAACGAACGGAATAGGTTTCCTTTGCGCTTCTTGTTTAACTCGTCTGCTTTGTCCAGATCTGCTATCGCACCTGCCCACTGACTCAGTTGACTCATGCAATCTTGCAATTCTCTTCCGCTCTCTACTAGCTGCTTCAAGCCTTTGAATGCTGTAGTAGCTATGCCAATGATGCTCACCGGATCCATAAGTCTTCATACCTTCACATAAGCTGTTTTAAGCCATTCTAAGAGTATTTCTTCTGGCACTGCGGTACACCCTTGGAAGCTCTCTGTTTTGCCTTCAGAGGACTCTACAGGGACGCTCAGGCATATCTGTGGTACACCTTCTTCGTTTATCTTCCACACTCCATGATTGAGTGCGTAGATCAGTACCATCTCAGCAACGCTCACTAGCGTTTCATCCACTCAACGACAGCGATGCCGAATGCCCATAGACATGAGACTGCAATGGCGATACCACCTGCAATACCTTTCCATTTAGTTAATTGATCCTTAACTTCGTGTAGGTCTTTGTGGTTTTCTTCAACTAGCTCAATCAACTTGTCTACTTGAGTCTCAAGTTTAGCTAATCGTTCTGCAGTTTCAATGTCCATCGTTTAACCATTCTGTAAAGTTTAAATTAATTACACAACGATAAGGTTTATCACTACAAGATACTGCTGAGTGTAGTGTATTAGAATCAAATATAACAAGCCTGTTTTCTACAGATTGTATTAATTCATCCTCAATTAAAGTACCGCCGTTATTAGTATTTATGTAAAACACTGCAGTTTTACCTGCAAAGTTTTTATAATCTACATGAGCATAACCAACAGTTTGCTCAGGTTGTTGTAAAGTTAAATTTACTTTTATACGTCTAATCGTTGCGGGGTTAAGTTTATTTAACAAAGGATCTACAATAGATAACAACTGACTTCTAGGCATACACTGGTCATATAGAATATGTACGTGTTGCGGACTGTTATCTACTGTAGGATCTACTTGATATTTGTTTAAATACCAAGGAAAACTTTCACCTAGCAGCTCTTTCTGTAAAACTTTAAATTGTTCTACAGGTAAATAATTATCAAATACTTGGAACTTCATGTTCTTCAAATGTCATTACTAATACCCATCTAGTACCTACTTTTGGATATATAGCTCGGTGTAAATAATCATCCATTACTACACCCTTCCATTGTTGAGGCACTACTTTGTAAATACTTTCTTCATCTTGTATTTCTAAATATGCTTCAGTATCTTCAGGATTATTTAAAAACAATACAAAATGTTTATGTGGATACTCATGGTCTTTATGCCATACACCTTCAGAGTGTCCATTAGGGTATGTTACGTTAATAGCTGCCCTATTAATTTTAACTGTACAATTTTGTTCTGGTTTATACTTTCTATGATATTGTGCCAAAACTCTAATAAATGTTTGTAGTAAAGGTGAGCGTACTCCATTGTCGTCACCTTCAGTATCTTCATTCCTTAGTTTCATTACATGACAGAAAAAAGATTTACCATCGCCTTCTACTGAATCAGGATGATAATACAAAGGAAGTTGTTTATCTTCTATTAGTTTAGTGATTTCTTCCTTTGACTGTAGATCTATAAAATCATCTACAATTTCAATCATGTAACTTGCTCAACCCATCCTGTCTGAATATACTTAGTATTACTAATAGGAGGATTGCCTCTATGTGTATGTGTAAAACCTGCAGGAAACAACAGAAGAGTACCTGCCTTTGGTTTTATTCTACGTGGGTAATACAAAAACTCAGTTTCTCCACCTTCTTCTACATCGTTAAGATATAAGATATAAGTTAGAATACGTCCTGAGTATTGCTTACCACCTAAGTCTTCACAATGCCAAACATGATAACCACCACCTACTTCTGTCTTTTGTAGTTTATTTGTAAACACTTGAGGTTGTGGTTGTGTTTCAGCAAGTATTGAAAAGTCACCAATATATTCATCAGTTAAACTAAAAAATCTATCAATAAAAATTTTATTTAACTCTTTAGTATTATCAAAACAAACTGTATCTTCAAATGATGTATTTACTGCTTGATCGTCTTTAAGATGCTTAGGATCTTTGCCCCATTGTTGACGACTACCGCTAAACCCTGATTCTTTCATTTGCTCAAAGTATGCTATTACATCATCGCAGTATCGTTGGTTAAATGCGTTTTCCCATACACCAACGAAATCTTTTTGATTGTACATTAGAACGTCCAGTTCTCCGGATTGTCGTAAGTAGATGGGTACGCAGGCTCAGTTACGTTACATAAATCAGCTTGGCCTGTAATATCTAACCATGCTTGACGGTAATCCAACCACTCTTGTTGTTGCTCAGTAGTCAAAGCATCCCAACGTAAAGGATTACACACTACTGGATCAATTATAGATTCAAATATTTCTTTACGTCTTACACGCAATTCAAATTGTTTTTGCGCTCTACGAGTTGTGCCGTCAATAGCGTTATTGTCTACGTCTACATGAATACCATCAATACAGTACTCGCCAATATACGGAGCAACTTCACATGAAATTTTTATCCAATTATCAGCTACCCAAGAATCATCAGCTTGGGTCATGTCAGTGATTTGATTGCTGTTATCTACCTGAACAAAATAAGCCATTATAATTCCTTAGTAGTAAATAACTACGCCGCCGTCTGCTCCACGATCTGCATTACACGCGTATTGACCATCGTTTGCGGGGTTTTGAGTAGACCATGACTGCTCTGATGTATAACGATTACCACCGACATTCATACTTGAGCTGTTAGCAACACTTCCACCTGCTGTACTTCCAAAGCCTTGTTGTCCCATAGCTACGCCACCTTGAGCAACCCATTGACCACCTGCAAAAGTAGAAGCGTTGCCTGTTTGACAACATCCACCCGGATTTGTACCAACAACTACAGCTTTAGTTTGACCTTTAGACCAACCTGCATCAGAAATACCAGACATAAACCAACCACGACCACCGTAGTTTCCGCAGTTACCCCAGTGACCTCCACCACCTGCACCATACATTTCACCGTAGACTACGTTACCTGCTGTATTTGGAATGGTGTAGTTACCGCTAGTGTTATAGATTGTGTAAGTCGTTGGAGTTTGAGCTGCTGAGTACTCAGAATAAGGGGTAATAGAATCACCTGTAGACCAATCACTAGAAATATAATTTTCAGTAGAATGTGATGATCTAGCAGATACACTATACGTACCTGTAGCTGAAAAACTTGCAGTTAAAGATACACTTGTACCAGTAATACCAGTTAATGTAACTACTGAACCACTAGTACTATACCCTGTAGCACCTGAATTACTACTGTAAGTAAAGTTAGTTGTACCTAAATCAATCTCTAACGTATTTGAATCATCGTCTACTGTATATGTCCATGTAACATTTGAACCTACAAGAGGATCAGCAGGAGATGAGTTTAAAGAAGGAGTAGTTAATTGACGTAAAGAAAACTCAGAACTTTGTTTACCATCAAGTGTATCAGCATCTAAACCTGAGCCTGAACCATCAACAGTCTTGATCGCTGTAAGAATCTCTGCCGCTGTTTGATCAGCAGTCGCACCTGATTCAATACCATCTAGTTTAGTTTCATCAGCAGTTGTAAATGACGCAGTAGTTCCTGCTAATACTGCACTATACGCTTGAACTGATACACCAATATCAGACGATTGAAGCGCAGAATCAGCTAATGTACCTTGAGCTGCGGTAGCATAGTTTGCAGAATCAAACGCTTTAACTTGAGCAAGGTTAGTTACCTCACTATCCATCAAAGCACCTGCTGCAGTTACGTTAGCAGTATCAGTTACGTCAGCACCAGTTTCAATACCTGCTAACTTAGTTTCTTCAGCGGTAGTATAAGATGCTGTAGTACCTGCAAGTACTGAGCTATATGCTTGTATTGATACACCAATGTCAGATGATTGCAGTGCTGAGTCAGCTAGTGTACCTTGAGCAGCAGTAGCGTAATCAGTAGATGCTGTAGTAGCTGCTGTACCTAAACCTAAGTTAGTACGAGCTGCTGATGCAGATGAAACATCAGATAAATTATTTGTAATAAGAAGCGCACCAGAAAGATCAGCATAAGCTGCTCTCCATGCTGCACCGTCATATACTTTCATTACATCGTCAGTACTATTAAAATATAAAGCACCTGTAACAAGAGCGTTGCCGTCATTATCTAATGTAGGGTCAGAAGTCTTAACGCCAAGATAACGATCATCAAAATTATCAAGAGCTGCTAGTGCTGCATCCTTAGCTGCTTCAGCAGCAGTCTGAGCAGAAGACGCAGAGCTTGCACTTGATGCTGCATTGGTTGCTGATGTAGATGCTTCAGATGCTTTAGTAGTTGCTGTAGAAGCACTAGAGGCTGCTGAAGTAGCTGAACTAGCTGCGTTAGTAGCCTGAGTAGTAGCAGTAGTTGCTGATGCTGCAGCGGAAGTAGCGGAAGTAGCTGCTGCAGTTGCGCTAGAAGAAGCATTAGATTCTGCTGTTTCTGCGTTAGTCTTAGCAGTTTCAGCAGCGGTTTGAGCAGTTTCTGCTGCAGTTTGAGCAGTTTCTGCGGCTGTTTGTGCAGTCTGGGCTGCGGTCTGCGCTGTTTCAGCAGCAGCTTGAGCAGTCTCTGCATTAGTCTCTGCAGTCTCTGCGTTAGTTTCTGCAGTTTGTGCTGCAGCTTCAGATAAAGCCGCCGCAGTTGCTGATGCAGCCGCAGCGTCTTTGTAACCTTCTGCTTCAGAAGTTAACGAACTTACTTGTTCTACAGCAGCAGTATCACTAGCTGTGCCTGAACCACCTGAACCTCGGTAAATTGCCATGAATAATCCTTCTAAAGACTTTGTGTTGAATATTATAAAGAAGGGGAAGAGGCTAGAGCAGAACGCCCTAGCCTCTAGTCAGACTTTAGTCTGGCATTGCTACCAACAGACCTGACTCTGGACGGATCACTGCTGTGCCGTAGAGCATATCTGAGGTGAACAAGTTAGCAAGGTACTCTTGCTTGTACTGAGTTTGTGAACGAACGCCCATTTGCTCAGCAAGTACCATTGCATCTTTGTGTGCCAAGATAGCACCGCGAGTGTCAACAGAAGAAGCAGTATTGTCTGCTGCAGCTTCAACAACTGGGCAGTTGGTAGAAACAAAAATGTCAATACCGTACAAAGTACCAATCTTACCGTTAACTACAGGCTGACCAGATACGAAGTCAGAAGACACGTAACGATCAATACCACGAATGGTGTTAACTGCTGATGGTGGAACAACCAAGAAACGGCCATCCATAGGAACATCAGCGTCATCCAACTCTTGGATAAGAGCGCGGAAACCTGCGTCAGTAAATACGTCTGAAGTAGTTACAGTGTCAGCCGCGTAGGTAGACAA